GCGATGTCAGAGTTCATTCCGATAACGATTGCTTGATCAATCATAAATTTATAGTACTGAATTATCTTCTAGTTTTAGTAAACATATATTTCATAAGTATCGAAATTTTTATATTAATTTTAGCCCTGCTGTCCGTGAGGATCGCAGGGTTTTTGTTTTTTACCTTTTTACTTTTTTACCTTTTTACCTTTATTTTGTCCCTATTTTCCGATGTATTCCCATTACCTTTGCCGTCAGAAATATTGAAAGGTCTTCTTTTGCTAAATAAGGTAAGGAGATTTGTATTCAGGATAACGATAACATACATTTATTTTTAAAAATTTATTACCCACATGAAAGGTCTTTATGAAATTCTGACCGAGAAGAAGTGGATGATTTCGCCTGACTTTGTTCACGGCATACGCAAGGCTTTAGAGCAGAACTTGAATGCTCATGCCGTATACGAACGCCCCGCACCTACCTGCGGCTTCGTGACCGTGAATGCAGCCGATGGCTCAATCTATTACCCGGAGGAATATCAGATTTCTGAGGATGGTAAGCAGGTGAGAGGTCAGTGGGCACTTGATAGTAATAATGATGATGCTCAGAACTTCCCGTTTGTTTCTGTACTCACCGTCGATGGTCCTATTACCAGGAATGGTGGCGGTTGCTCGTATGGTTCTATCGACCATCGCAACATGATGATTAAGGCGGCCAATCATCCCCTCTGTAGAGGTCACATCTTCATCATCAACACCCCTGGAGGTTCCGCTTGGGCAAAGAACGATTACGAGCAGGCTATCAACTATGCCCGTTCGCAGGGGCAGCCCGTCATCGCCTTCATCGACGGCATGTGTGCATCGGCAGGTATGTATCTCGCTTCTCTCTGCGATGAGCGTTACTACATGCACCCGAAAGATGAAATCGGTTGTATCGGTGTGATGGCATCCTTCTATTCGCAGGCCGATGGTAGCAAAAACCAGTTTACCGATGAAACTTATCACGAGCTTTACGACCCTGAGAGTTTCGACAAAAACCGTGAGTTCCGTGATATTGCCAATGATGGCGATAGCGAGAAGCTGGTTAAGGAACTTGGCGAACTGGGTGTGGAGTTCAGAGCCGATGTGAAGAAAGCCTGTCCTGCTGCAAAGGATGAGCACCTTCATGGTAAGGTATTCGATGCCGAGGAAGTAAAGGGAATTCTGATGGATGACCAGAGTGACTTCTTCTCTTGCGTAAAGCGTTGCTTCGACCTTTACAATGGCACAGCCGAACCTATCGTCAGAAAACCATCTGATGATGAAGACGAAACGAAAGGCAGTTTGAATGAGCCATCCGATCATCCGGCACACGACCCTCAGTTGGAGCCAGACAAGGCTTCTTCAGCAAAGAAAGAGAATCATCAACATACTATTCATCAAAAATCAATCAATATGGCAAATTATCCAAAGATCAACGCCGCTTGCGGTATGCAGGATGGTCAGCAGATTGAGGTAAAGGAGGAAGGCGCATTCATGAATGCCCCATTGCTCGATACTCTCGAATCTCATCTTACATCGCAGGAGCAGGCTGTGGCTGCTGCCAAGCAGAAAGCCACCACAGCAGAGCAGAGTCTTGCTGACCTTCAGGCAAAGCACGACGCACTCGCTGAAACCATCGCCCAAAAGGACGAGGAAATCAAGAACCTGAAAGAGGCAGCGGCTAAGGCCGATGAGGACATCAAAGCCCTCAACGATGCCAAGGCAAAGGCTGATGAGGAGAAGGCTAAGGTAGATGAGGAGCTGAAGACTGCCCAGGCTTCACTCGCTACTGCCCAGCAGACCATCGCCGACAAGGACGCTCAGATCGCTGAGTTGAATGAGAACCCAGGTGAGGAGCCAGCACAGGGTGCATCACC